TCCAAACTTGAAATGAGAGTTCAATTCTCTCCTACTGCACCAAAATCAAACAAAATATTTTGATTCAAAAGTTACTTTACGCTCCAAAATTACTATTTATTAGTATGAGTAAAACACTAGTAAATTGTAAAAAATGTAATATTGAGTTTTTAAAATATAAAAGTGAAGTAAAAAGAACTAATAATCATTTTTGTTCTAATAAATGTTCTGTAGAGTTTAATGGAAAAACAATTTCACCACAATTAAAACTATATAGAGTAGAAAAATACAATCTAAATCCAAATAAGTGTGGATATTGTAATACTAATTTAGAATATTCTAGAAGAAATAATAAATTTTGTTCTACAAAATGTGCAGCTATTGAAAACCAAAAGTTTGGGGGACACAAAAAATGGGATATAAAAGGTAAAAAAAGATTATCTGAATTAGCAAAGAAACAGATTAGAGTAAAAAAACGTAAATCTATATTATGTCCGCATTGTAATAATAATTTTTTAAAAACAGAAAAATCAAAACAGATATATTGTTCTCAAAGTTGTAGAAATACATATGTAAAAATAAACGGACTTTTGAAAGGTAAAAGAGGTGGTTATCGTGAAAAAGGTGGAAGAGGTAAACAAGGTTGGTATAAAGAATTTTATTGTCAAAGCTCTTGGGAGTTGGCGTGGGTAATTTATAATTTAGAACATAATATAAAATTTAAAAGAAATACTAAAGGATTTCCATACAAATTCAATAATAATAATTATAATTTTTATCCGGACTTTATTCTTGAATCAACAAATGAATATTTTGAAATAAAAGGTTATTTAGATAATAAAAATAAAGCAAAAATAAATTCTTTTCCATTTAAATTAAATGTGATTGACAAACACAAAATTAAGATGTATATTGATTATGTAACATCAAAATACGGAAAAGATTTTATCAATCTTTATGAAAAGTAATTTAACTGGGGATTTGCATAATGGTAGTGCGGCAGACTTTGAATCTGCTTGTGGTGGTTCGATTCCATCATCCCCAACCATTTTATATATGTCGGTTAAGGGTGTAATTTTAGAGAAATTGTAATGAGTGATCATCAGTTACAAGAGTAAGAACTAGTGATCGAAAGATCCATTCATCAAACACCGACAACAATTTAATCGGAATGTAATGTCAATAGTAGACGGCCTGGTTTGGAGCTAGGAGGTTGCAGGTGCGAGTCCTGTCATTCCGACCATTTTATATATCAGACAACGGTAGAGGTTTGAACTTGGCTAGGTCCGAAACAATAACCAACGGCTGTGTTCGGCTAATAATCTGTGGGTTAAATATGCCCATAAAACCGCCAAGGTGTCTGGGATAAGTTTTAGATTTGATCGTTGGTGTATAGAATTATAGCACTCTGCCATTAGGAGGTAGATGAGACTGAAGTTGACGAGATAGACATTCGATTTAAGTTTATGGTTTCTGTGCGCACAGTGCCGTTGGACTTGATCGAAATATGGAACGCTTAGTGAAATCCTCGTATATTCGCAAGTCACGGTCATCCAATTTTTTGTTTTTTGATTTGACTTATACTATATATTGGTGTAAGATTTTTAAATGGGGCAGTAGCATAATTGGCAATGCACCACTTTTGCAAAGTGAAGATTGTGGGTTCAACTCCCATCTGCTCCAGTTGACAGAAATATCACAACCTCCACGATGGTTGTCAATGGGATGAAATATTAATATTTCATGCAAAAAGTGATATAAAATGTAGGTTCTATGTTGATTAATTTTAACGCACTAGTAGCTCAATTGGTAGAGCGTATCGTTGCCAACGATAAGGTTGTCGGATCGTACCCGACCTAGTGCTCCATCTTAATTTTGCGTAATCAAAGATCACTTTTTGCTCCGAATGTTACTATTTATTAGTATGAGTAAGATACTAGTAAATTGTAAAATCTGTAATGTTGAGTTTGTCAAATACGAAAGTGAAATAAAAAGAACTAACAATCATTTTTGTTCTAATAAATGTTCAATATTTTTTAATACACAATTAAAAAAAATATATTTAGAAAAAAGAAAAACAGATTATTATAGCAGTCCAAAAAAATGTATAAATTGTGAGAATATAATTGATTTTGAAAATAAAAATAAAAATAAATATTGTTCTGTAAAATGTACTGCGATTTATACTCAAAAAAATGGAGGCCATTGTAAATGGTCTGACGATGATAAAAAAAGATTAGCTAAGTTGGCAAAGAACAATTCTAAATTTTGTGGTTGGAATAGAAAAGAAAAAATTAAAAAAGAATGTGAGACTTGTAAAATAGAATTTGAAGTGATACCATCTTTAAAGAATAGAAATTGTTGTTCTCGACAATGTAAAAATGAGTGGATTAAAAAAACAGATTATCTTAAAAATAAAGGATTTGGTGGATATCGTATAAATAGTGGGACTAGTAAAAGAGGTTGGTATAAAGGATATTTTTGCGGTAGTAGTTGGGAATTGGCGTGGGTAATATATAATTTAGAACACGGTGTACAATTTAAACGAAATACAGATAGTTTTGAATATACGTATAACGGAACAATAAAAAAATATTATCCGGATTTTAAAATAGACGACGTTTATATTGAAATAAAAGGATATCATTCAAAACAATTTGACGCAAAACAATTACAATTTCCACACAAATTAAAAGTTTTTCACAAATTGGAATTAAAAGAAATTTTAAAGTATGTAAAAGATAAATATGGGAAAAATTTTACATACTTATATGTGAAGTGATGTGCCGGTTCGATTCCGGCTACCCGCTCCAATTTTATTATGACTGGTTATAATTTCCCAAATATATGGGAGTCTTGTTTACAATTTAACATTGAACAAAAACCCGAAGAATTCAAATCTTTATTGGATTTTTTGAATGCAAACTCCAAAAAAAGAATCGCACTTGAAATAGGATCTAATTATGGTGGTTTTGCAGCTGGATTGTGTGAACTTTTTGATAAAGTTATAACGATTGATATAAAACACAATGTTAATTTTGATTTACTCAAAAATAAATATTCAAATTACGAATATATAATTTCAGATTCTACTAGCAACGATACAATTAATTATTTAAAATCTCTCAATATTAAGTTTGATTTTATTTTTATAGATGGGGATCATTCATATAACGGAGTAAAATCTGATTATTTAAAGTTTAAGCAATTATTAAATTCAGATGGTTATTTAGGATTTCACGATGTTGTATCAAGTCCCGAAAATGAAGGCAACAATATTTTGGTAAGCAAGTTTTGGAGTGAGATCAAATCTCAATATATAGACAGTTACGAATTTATATCGGGTAAAGCTACGAACGATTATTCCACTGATAATTTATTTCATTCGATTATGAAGAACCAAAGATATGAATCTTGGGGTGGAATTGGAATAGTTAAAAATTATACTGTGTCAATATTTTCACACAATTATCTTAAAAATGATTGGGTGTCTATAATAAAGAATCAATTTGAAAGAGTGGTAAAGTCTGGATTATACAATAGGTGTGATCATTATTTTTGCGGTGTATATTCAGAATCAGATGAAGAGTATTATAACTTTCTTAAGATGGTAGATTATTATGATAAAGATATAAAAGTAAAAGTTGTTCGTTATACCACAAATAAGTTTGAGTATGACACATTAATTAATTTGCAAAATTATTGCAAGATGAATAAAAATGGGTGTGTATTATATTATCATTCAAAAGGTACATCTAAGATTGATCAAACTGAATCAATGAAATCGTGGCGTGATTGTTTAGAATATCTAAATATAGATCATTGGTCGAAATCAGTTGACTCGTTGAAACTTAAGGCTTATGATGTTGTAGGTGGTTTATATGTTGAAAAATATGTTAGTCCCCAGAAAGAATACAACAATTACTACTCTGGAAATTTTTGGTGGGCTGATTGTGAATATATAAACAGACTTCCAAATTTATCTTTGACATATATGAATACATTAGTCAGTGGAGATATGTCTGATCATCGTATGGCGTGTGAGTTATGGATTGGAACAGGATACCATCGATGGTTAAATTATTTTTCTGAATATGTAGTAGGTTGGGAGACTCACATTTTCGATTCTAAGAAATATAAAGTATTTGGATAATACTTATATATAGT